AGTAATTTCAAATGCTAATAAGATTGCAATTAAGCTTCCTAGAATGGCATTTGAAATTACTGGTATTCAACTTGATTCTACTCAAAAATTAGCTAAAAGAACAGTTATATCAGAAGTAGGAACCGATCCTAATAAGAAAAATACTATTAAACAAATGGTTGCTTATGATATTAATATGCAATTAAATATTATGGCTAAGAATCAAGATGATGGTTTACAAATAGTAGAACAAATATTACCATACTTTCAACCAGATTATACTGTTACTATTACACCAGTAAATGGGTTTGATTATAAACAAGATGTACCTATTATTCTTACTAGCGTTACCTTCGCTGATGATTATGAGGGTGATTTCCTTACTCGACGTGTATTAGTATATACTTTAGACTTTACTATGAAAATGAAGTTCTTTGGTCCAACCGGTTCTCAAAATGTTATTCGAGAAATTAATACTGATTTTGGTCATTTTAGTAATCATGCTCAGCTTTTTGAAGAGATGGATTTTACTATAACTCCATCTGATGCTGATGAAAATGATCCTTACACAGTGGTAACAACTATTGGATAATAATGAATATGGACACTAAAAAAGAATTATTGAGTTCTAAACTTGAAAAGAATATTCCTAAATCTATTGCATCATCTGTACCGGCAATAGTACCTGAAGTAAAAGATATACAGGATGATTATGAATTTTCTCGTGATACTTATAGGGATCTAATTCGAACAGGAGTACTTTCATTAGATATTTTAGCTGAACTTGCACGTGATTCGGAACATCCTAGAGCATTTGAAGTATTATCGCAGTCTATCAAAAACATAGGTGATACTACCGATAAGTTAATGAATCTCCAAAAAATGAAAAAAGAATTAAGTAAAACCGAGAAGCATGAAGATGCTCGTGGCGTGACTAACAATAATGTATTCGTAGGTAGTACTAGCGATCTACAAAGAATGCTAATGAATCAATATCATGAAGTAGATAAGAGTATAATTAATGCAGAGAATCAAGAATAATGATTTTGGTTATCTCGGCAATCCTTCTGTAAAAAGAGATGGTGTTGAGACCGAATTTTCTTTAGAAGAAGTTACTGAGTACGCAAAATGCATGAAGGATCCTTCATACTTTGCACGTACCTATTTAAAAGTAATCTCTCTTGATGATGGTCTAGTACCATTCAGTTTATATAACTATCAAGAAAAGATGTTCGAACACTTTCAAGAGAATAGGTTTTCTGTTGTACTCGCTTGCAGGCAATCTGGCAAGTCTATTTCTTCGGTGGGTTACCTCCTTTGGTTTGCTTGTTTTCATCCAGAAAAAACCATTGCAGTATTAGCAAACAAAGGTGCTACTGCAAGAGAAATGTTGGCTCGTATTACTCTTATGTTAGAGAATCTGCCATTCTTTCTTCAACCGGGTTGTAAGGCTTTAAACAAAGGCTCAATTGAATTTAGTAACAATTCACGAATTATAGCTGCAGCTACCTCAGGTTCCTCTATTCGTGGACTATCTGTCAACCTACTCTTTTTAGATGAATTTGCATTTGTAGATAATGATGCTCAATTCTATACCTCTACATATCCTGTAGTTTCTTCTGGTAAAGATACTCAAATTATTATTACATCTACTGCAAATGGTATTGGTAACGTATTCCACAAAATATGGGAAGGTGCAACACAAAAAACTAATGAATTTAAACCATTTAGAGTAGACTGGTGGGATGTACCAGGACGAGATGATGAATGGAAGCGACAGACGATTGCTAATACTTCAGCTTTGCAATTTGATCAAGAGTTTGGTAATACATTTATTGGTAGGGGTAATACCTTAATATCTGCAGATCATTTATTGAAATTAATATCTAAAGATCCTATTTACTCTCAAGAAAATACATATATCTATTGTAGACCGATTGAAGGTCACAATTATATTATGGTGGTGGATGTTGCTAAAGGCCGAGGCCAAGATTATTCTACATTTAATATTATTGATGTATCAGTTCAACCCTTTGAGCAGGTAGCGGTCTTTAGAGATAATAATATATCACCGCTTTTGTTACCAGATATATGTTATAAATACGCTATGACATACAATGAAGCTTATATTATTGTTGAATCCAATGATCAAGGTGCTATTGTTTGTAATGGATTATATTATGATTTGGAATATGAACACCTTTATGTTGAATCCCAAATCAAAGCTAACTCAATTGGTGCTACAATGACTCGTCGAGTAAAGCGTATAGGTTGTTCAAATATTAAGGATATGATTGAACAAAACAAATTAATGATACATGATGCAAATACTATTATAGAGATGACCACATTTGCTTCTAGGGGTAATAGCTTCGAAGCTACTTCTGGTAATCATGATGATTTAATGATGAATCTGGTGTTATTTGCTTGGTTCACAAGTACGGATATCTTTAACGGTATTACCGATATCGATATGAAAAATATGCTCTATCGAGAGCAATTACAAGCAATTCAAGATGATATGTTACCATTTGGTTATATTAATAGTGGCAATGAAACAATCGATCCTTTACTAGAGGATCTGCCTAAGGGCTGGTTTCGACCTCTAGAATATTAGTTATTATAAATAAGTATATTGAAAATAACCGTATTATGTAAACATATTCATTAATCTCATTGAGAGGATAAAAGCGATGGCATTTCAAGTATCTCCAGGCGTTCAAGTTATCGAAATCGATGCAACGAGCGTTGTACCAGCCGTTTCTACCAGTATTGGTGGATTCGCAGGTGCATTCAATTGGGGTCCTGTAGAAGAAGTAATCACTGTTGGTTCTGAAAAAGATCTAGCAAATACCTTCGGTTCACCTGATTCTAATACTTTTAAATACTTCCTTACTGCAGCTGCTTTCCTGAAATACGGCAACGCACTTAAAGTTGTCCGTGTAGCATCGGGTCACGATAATGCAACCGCCGATGGCGCAGGTCAGCTAATTAAAAATAAGGAAGACTACGAAAATAATTATTCTACAGGTTCACTGGCAGTAGGTCGTTGGACTGCTAAGTATCCAGGTGTACTAGGAAACAGTATTAAAGTTTCTATGGTAACCGCTGGTATATCGAATTTCTCAGGTTGGGCATATTCTGCTAACTTTGATTCTGTACCAGGCACTTCAGACTATGCAGATTCTTTGGGTAAAACCACTGCTGCAGACGAGATGCACATTGCCGTTATTGACGAAGATGGTGCAATTACCGGTACTGCTGGTACTATTCTCGAAACGTTTGCCTATGTGTCACAAGCTTCAGATGGTAAGAAGACTGATGGTACTACTAACTATTATAAGGATGTTATCAATTCAAATTCATCATATATTTGGTGGACTGATCACGATACTACTCTTACGGATGCGGGTTCTGCTTTATCTGCTGTTGCGGTATTTACTACTTCAACTACAGCAATTGAAGATTCTTTGTCTGGTGGTAGTGATGATAATGCTCCTTCTGTTGGTGAAATTCAAACTGGTTTTGACTTTTTCGCAGATGCTGAAACTCTCGATGTAAATCTTCTCTTTGCTGTACCTGATGTGAATGCAGATAATACTATTGCTAATCACATCCTAAGTATTGCTACTGCTCGTAAGGATTGTATGGCTTTCGTATCTCCGCCTATCGAAGATACTGTTGGTACATCTACTCCTGCTACTGATGTAAAAGCTTGGGCAGATACCCTAAATTCTACTTCTTACGGTTCTGCAGACTCTACTGCTCTGTATGTTTACGACAAGTATAATGATGCGTATCGTTGGATTGGTGCTGCTGGTCATATTGCAGGTCTATGCGCTAATGCTGATAATGTTGCTGATACTTGGTTCTCACCAGCTGGTGTAACACGTGGGCAACTGTTTGGAGTAACTAAACTTGCTCATAATCCTAAGAAAGCCGATCGTGACACTCTTTACAAAGCTCGTGTTAATCCGATTGTTGCATTTCCTGGACAAGGTACCATGCTATTCGGTGATAAAACTCTGTTAGCTAAACCTTCGGCGTTTGATCGTATTAATGTACGTAGACTTTTCATTGTAATTGAAAAAGCTATTGCAACTGCGGCTAAAGCACAACTATTTGAGTTCAATGATGAATTCACGCGTGCCCAGTTCCGTAACTTGCTCGAGCCGTTCTTGCGTGATGTTAAAGGTCGTCGTGGATTGACCGATTTCTTGGTAGTATGTGATGAGACAAATAATGATGGTCAGGTTATTGATAGCAACCGCTTTGTGGCTGATATCTTTATCAAACCTGCTCGTTCTATTAACTTCATTACACTTAACTTTATTGCAACTAGAACTGGTGTCGATTTCTCTGAAATCGCCGGCGTTTAATAGGAGGAAATCATGGCTATTTTAGGTGTTGACGATTTTAAATCGAAATTGATCGGAGGCGGTGCACGTGCTAATATGTTTAAAGCAACGTGTAATTTCCCTGCGTACGCACAAGGTGATGTCGAACTGACTTCATTCATGTGTAAAGGTGCACAGATTCCTGCTTCTATTATTACCCCAGTTCCGGTTCTATTCCGAGGCCGTCAGTTGCAACTTGCTGGCGATCGAACGTTTGAACCTTGGACTATTACTATTATTAACGATGTTGACTTTGGCGTACGTAATACCTTTGAGCGTTGGATGAATGGTATTAATGGTCACAATAGTAATACTGGTATCGCAAATCCTATTGATTACTCTGCAGATATGTCTGTTGAGCAATTGGATAAGCAAGGAAATGTCACTAAGCGATATGATATTCGTGGCTGTTTCCCTACCAATATTTCTGCTATTGACCTAAGTTATGACAGTGAAAATGCTATTGAAGAATTCACAGTTGAACTTCAAGTACAATATTGGGAATCAAATACGACTTCTTAATAGTGTATAAATATATTAAAGGGGGTAACTTTGTTGCCCCTGATAATATAATGAGGAGATAAAATTTTGGCTGAGTTTTTTGGTTTCGAATTTAAACGGAAGAAGGATGATATTAATCTATTACCTTCATTCGTAGCTAATACTGAGGAAGATGGTGCTGGCGTCATTACAAGTGGCGGTGGTCATTTTGGACAGTACGTTGATTTAGATGGTGATAAAGCAAAGACGGAAGTTGATCTCATATACAAGTATAGAGACATTGCTTCTCAACCTGAATGTGATGCTGCCATTGAAGATATCGTAAATGAAGCTATTATAGGCGACTACGAGTCGGCACCAATTAATATCATATTGGATCACTTAGAAGTTTCCGATAAGATTAAAGATTTAGTAAGAGATGAATTTGAAGAAATATTATCATTAATGAGCTTCAATTCATACGCGTACGATATTTTCCGTAAGTGGTATATTGATGGTAGATTACCGTATCATATCATCATTGACGAGAAGAATCCGAAGCATGGTATTAGAGAATTGCGTTATATTGATCCTTCGAAATTACGTAAGATTAAAGAGGTAAAAGAAGAACAAGATCCTAAGACAGGCGCTAAAATTGTAGTTAGTCAGGAAGAATACTTTTTGTATCAAGATCAGGTATTAAATTCTGCATCTCAAGGATTAAAGATTCATAAAGATTCTATTGCTTATTGTACTTCTGGTATGTTAGATCCACAACGTAAACGTATTCTGTCTTATATACATAAGGCAATTAAACCAGTGAATCAACTTCGTATGATGGAAGATTCATTAGTAATTTACCGAATATCTCGTGCACCTGAACGTAGAATTTTTTATATTGATGTGGGTAACTTACCTAAAGGTAAAGCTGAAGAATATTTGAAGAATATCATGAACCAATACCGTAATAAATTGGTATATGATGCAAATACTGGTGATATTAAAGACGATCGTAAACATATGTCGATGCTTGAAGATTTCTTCTTGCCACGGCGTGAAGGTGGTCGTGGTACCGAGATTAGTACACTCCCGGGTGGTGAGAATTTAGGTCAGATTGATGATATTATTTACTTTCAGAAAAAACTGTATAAGTCATTGAACGTGCCTATTGGTCGTTTAGAACAAGAGTCTCAATTTACACTCGGTCGTTCTACTGAGATCTCAAGAGACGAAGTAAAGTTTAAAAAGTTTATTGACAGATTACGTAAAAGGTTTTCTGATATTTTCATGCAATTACTTAAGACTCAATTGTTATTGAAGGGTATTATTACCCGTGATGATTGGGCAGATTGGAAAGAGAATATCGTATTCGATTTTATTGAAGATAACTATTTTAGCGAATTAAAAGAAGCTGAAATTCTTCAACAAAGATTTGAGATGTTAGCTACACTTGACAGTTATGTTGGTCGATATATATCTCATGAGTGGATTCGTAAAACAGTACTTCGTTTGGATGATGATGAAATTAAAGAAATGCAGAAACAAATGGATGCAGAAAAGAAGTCTGGCGATTATGAAGACGATATTGATGTTGAGATTTAAATTATTATAAATATATTACGAGAGGAATTTGACAGATATGAGTATTGAGAATTTAATTAATAATCTACAGGCTGGCGATAATGTAGGTGCTAGTAATGCTTTTAATGATATTATTAGTGATAAATTGCAGGTTGCCTTAGATACTAAAAAGATAGAAGTTGCGTCGAGTTTAGTTACGCGTAAAGCATCTTCAGAACAGGAATAATTAAATGTCATTATCATTTGTAGAATTACGTGAAAAAGTACGTCTTGCTGGTGGTGAGAAAGAAGTTAAAACTTTTAAAGCAGGTAGTAAGAAAAACGTAACAGTCGTTGTTACCCAAAATGGTAGCAAGTTTTCAGTATATATAAATGATGAGAAGTTAGATGACAATTTTAAAAGTTTAAAAGATGCTGAAAAATCAGTAAAAGATTTTGTCGAATTAATGGGAGAAGAATTACAATGAAGCTTATCTCTGAGTATCATGACAGCGAACTTACTGTCATAACCGAAAAGGTTGGTGATAAGAAGTCTCTTGTTATCGAAGGTATTTTTATGCAGGCCGATGCCAAAAATCGCAATGGTCGTGTATATGAAAAGAGCATTCTAGAAAATGCTGTAAACAAATATGTAAAGGAACAGGTAAATACTGGTCGAGCTGTAGGTGAATTGAATCACCCAGAAGGACCACAAATTAACCTGGATAAAGTTTCTCATAAAATCATTGAACTTCGTTTCGAAGGTAGTGATGTTTATGGAAAAGCATCAATCCTTAATACACCTATGGGCAATATCGTAACCGGTTTGCTTGAAGGTGGTGTTAAGCTTGGTGTATCAAGTCGTGGTATGGGTACTCTTGTACAGAAGAATGGCACCATGTATGTGAAAGATGACTTTATGTTGTCTACTATAGATATTGTTCAAGACCCTTCAGCTCCCGCTGCTTTTGTAAACGGGATTATGGAAGGTGTTGATTGGATATGGGATAATGGTGTCCTGAAGTCGCAAGAAATTGAACTTATTGAGACTGAAATAAAAAATGCATCTATCAAGCAATTGCCTGAAATAGAGATTCGAGCATTTAAAAATTTCCTCTCGAAACTTGTAAACTCTTAAGGAGAAAAAAAACTATGTCGTTAAACGATAAAAAAACCGTTGAAGACATGTCACAACACGATGCTGAGCTTCAGTTAGACGAAGAGCTCGTTGATCAAGAGCAAGTAATCGACGAGGTTGAACTCGAAGAAGCTAAAGCCGTTAAGTCTGAAAGTGATGACGAATATATGGATGATTCTGAAGAATCAGATTCCGATGAGGAAGATGATGAGGAAGAAGAAGATATGTTTGAAATGCCAAAGACTAAAGCTGCTATTATGGCATCTGTTAATGACATGATGAAAAAGGCTGGAAAAGAAGAAGCTAAAGAACTTTACGCATCTATGATGCAAAGTAAAGGTAAAAAGGTTCAGGAATCAAGTGAAGTCGTAGAAGGTAGTGATGTTTCACACATCGATTACCAAGAAGACCTCGATGTACTTGTTGCTGAAGAAGCTACTCTTTCTGAAGGTTTCCGCACAAAGGCTGGTGTAATTTTTGAAGCTGCTCTTAAATCTAAGATCAGTGAAGAAGTTAACCGTCTGGAAGCTGAATATGCCCAAAATCTTGAAGAAGAGGTTTCAGATCTTAAAGCTGAACTCGTAGAAAAAGTAGATTCTTACTTGAACTATGTTGTTGAGTCTTGGATGAAGGATAATGAGTTGGCAGTAGTTAGCGGTCTTCGTACCGAAATTGCTGAAGACTTTATGACTTCACTGCAATCTGTATTCAAGGAACATTATATTGAAGTACCAGAAGGTAAAGTTGATATGGTCGATGAATTGGCCGATCAAGTTTCTGAGCTGGAAGAGTCACTCAATAAGTCAACTGAAGATAACATCCGTTTGTTCGAAACTGTACAAACTCTACAGCGCGGAGATGTTGTTCGCCGTCAATCTTCAGAACTAGCTGCTACTGAAGCTGAGAAATTGGCCTCACTGATTGAAGACCTTGATTTTGATAATGTCGATTCTTTCGAAATGAAAGTTAAGACGATTAAAGAATCATACTTCAAGCGTGATGTTATTGACCAAGCTGATGAAGTACAAAACGTTATTGGTCAAGATTCTATTGTTGAATCTATGTCCAACAACATGGCAAAATACACCCAAGCAATTAGTAAATCTACTAAATAAGCACTATTAAGAGGACATAAAAAATGTTTAATGCTGATACAAACCTTATGGAGAAATGGTCTCCTATTTTGGAACACTCTGATGTTCCAGCTATCGAAGGTAGCTACAAGAAGTCAGTTATTGCTCGTCTTTTGGAAAACCAAGAGCGTTCAATGAATGAAGATCGTAACAATGCACAAGGTAACTTCATTTCTGAAGCTGCTCCAGTTAACAACATCGGTGGTGGTAACATCGGTACTTTCGATCCAGTTCTGATTAGCCTCGTTCGTCGTGCTATGCCTAACCTGATCGCTTATGACGTTGCTGGTGTTCAGCCAATGACTGGACCTACTGGTCTGATCTTTGCTATGAAAGCTAAGTACGGAACTCAAGCTGGTGCTGAAGCACTGTTTAATGAAGCCAATACTGCTTTCTCTGGTGCTGGCGGTCCACAAGAAGCTGATTCTTCTGGTCTGTTGGGTGTAACTGATGTTACTGCCCCAGGCAATGGTCTTATTGACGAAGATACTACTTCAGATTTTGGCATTGGTATTGCTACTAGTGTTGCTGAAGATCTTGGTCGTGGTACTGCTTTTGGTGAAATGGCTTTCACTATTGAGAAGTCTACTGTTACTGCTACTACTCGTGCTCTGAAAGCTGAGTACACTATGGAATTGGCTCAAGACTTGAAAGCTGTACACGGTCTTGATGCAGAAGCTGAACTGGCTAATATCCTTTCTGCTGAAATTCTGGCTGAAATCAACCGCGAAATGATTCGTACTATTCTGACTAAAGCTAAGCTTGGTGCTTTGCAAGCTAACGTTACTTTGAAAGGTGCGTTTAGTGTTGATACCGATTCTGATGGCCGTTGGTCTGCAGAGAAGTTCAAAGGTCTGGTAGTTCAAATCGAACGTGAAGCTAACATTATTGCTAAAGAAACTCGTCGCGGTAAGGGTAACTTCGTTATCTGTTCTTCTGACGTTGCTTCTGCTTTGGCTGCTTCTGGTCAGCTTGACTACTCTCCTGCTATGTCTACTGCTCTTAACGTAGACGATACCGGTAATACTTTTGCTGGTGTTCTGAATGGTCGTATGAAAGTATATGTCGATCCGTATGCTGCTGCTGACTACGTCTGTGTAGGTTACCGTGGTTCTAATCCGTATGATGCTGGTATGTTCTACTGCCCATACGTACCACTGTCAATGGTTAAAGCTGTTGGTGAGAATGATTTCCAGCCACGTATCGGGT